GGTGTCAAGCTCTGCTAACATAGCATCAAACTCAGCTAAATCAGTAGCCGCGTTAACACCAGTTATACCAGTAGTTTCATTACCTCTAGTTTCTATAGCAGCAAATAAACCTTCAGTACCAGCAATAGTACCAGTAGCGTTAGTTTGTGTAGCTGTTATAGTAACAGAAGCTTTTTGAGACTCAACCATCGCCATTTCTAAATAATCAGTAAATCTCATTCTAGTATCACCAGATGATTTCAAGTACCATAAGTAACCTGATTGTCCATCTTCACCAGAAACTTCAACCCAACCAACTTGAGAAGCATCAGATCCTGAGATATCATACTTATCTTTTATAATGATTGGTTTGTTGTCGTAAGATTTAAACATAGCTTTGTTCGTAGCATCTCTACCAACAGCTCCTTTAGCGTACTCAGAACCAAAAACTAGTATTTTAACTGTTTGTGAGTCTGCAATACCAGAACTAGAAGTCATGTTTGCTCTATCGTAAACGTCAACCGTTATAACACCAGTAGAAGCATGTACACTAAGTACAAAACATTTTAATGTTACAGAAGCGTTAGATACGATTAACATATCACCAGCTCTAACACCGTGATCTTTTGTAGAATACACAGTAGTTCCAGGAGTTCCACCATCAGCATCTTTAGTAATTGTTAATGTTGTACCAGTACCACCAGTTGTACCTTCGTACGATAAATGTAATCTTGATTGTTCAGACCATACAACTTGATCAGCTGTCATGCTCTCTTCTGCGCCAACTTGAGATAAGAAACCTGAGATAGTTCTGTTTCCAAAAACTTCAGCTTCTTGTTCCATTAAGTCCGGCACGTATTGTCTCGCCCAGTCAGTACTTGAGCCACCTGTAAAGTCAAGGTAAGCTGAAGCTAACGTCTGCTTTATTGGAGCAGGAGTAGGCGTGTAATTGCTTGTAATTGCCATAATTTTTTAAATTTTAATTGTTATCTTTTGTTTTTAATTTTAAACTTAAAATCTGAAGAATCGTCACCTAACACTCTATATTTAACACCACCAACATTAACCTCTTTATGAGATTGACGTGGATCCATGTTTACGTTTTTAGATTTAGCTACACTTTCTTTTAAAGCATCAGCTCTACCTTGTTCGTAAAAGTGTTTAGCGACAGCGTCTGAGTTCATTGCTGTAAATAAAGATTTATGATAGCCTTTAGCATCTTTTAAAGCTGAATTTTCATCTACAAACTTTGAAGTGAAATTATTCAAATCGCTTTGTGCTTCTTTAATCTCGTTTTTATTATTAACATTAAACCTATACTTCTTATCACCGACGTTGTATTCAAAACCTTTGAACTTGTCACCAAAGAATTCGTTTGTTCTTTGTTTAAATATATCCGTATTACGCTTAACAGTTTTGTTAGTCGCTTCAGACTCTTTGTTGTATCTATTAAAGAAATCAATGGCTTTTTGTTGATCAGACGTAAGTTTTGATCCAGCTTTGATTTCTTCATAGTATTTAGACTTCTGCCCGTCTAAGTGGGCTCTAGCGCTGGCAACTTGCTCTTTTAACGCTAGCTTTTTTCTTTTAATATCTCTTTCATCATCTACTTCTTCGTCATAAGAGAATTGATCTTCCATAAGGAAGTTTATTTCATCGTTTGTTAAATGCGACTTTGTTTGTTTATAGTATTCGTATAAAACATCGTTATCATTTAACTTACTAATATCTTTGTTTAATTTTACGTAGTCTTCTAAATCACCACCTGTGTCTTCCATGAAATCCATAAGTTTTTGGATATTTTCTGGTAACTCTGCACCTGTTGCTTCTGCTTCTTCAACAGCTTTTACAACTTCTTCTTTAACCTGTTCTATTTCTTTTTGCTCTTCTTCTGTTACTTCTTCAATAACAGATGTTGCTTCATCTTGAACAACAACTTCTTTTTGTGGTGTTTCTTCAACCACTTCTTCAACGGTTGAAGTTTGTTCATCATTAACCACATCTGTTGTTTCTTGTTTTACTTCAGTGTCTTTTTTTGTTTCTTGTGGTTCAGTTAAATCTACTTTGGTAACTTCTTCTTTTTCAGTAGAAGTTTTACTCATATCTAATTTTGTAATTTCGTCTTGTTTGTTTGAAAACTTTTTCATTTTAGGTTTTTTCTTAACCTTTAGTTTACCAACCTCGTTGTCTACTTTAGGTTGTTCTTTTTTGGTAGTTGTGTCAACCACCTCTTTTTTAGTTTCTGCCATAATATAATATAATAATAGTTAATAAATTTTTTATTTAGGATCATACATACCTAAATCAAAGTCACCAGTAAGTATATCATTACCTGCTGATTCAAATTGTTTAGGTGGTGTTCCTGTTTTTCTTTGGTCTATAAGCTCACTTTGTTGAGTAGCTTGTATTTTTGTTCGCTCATCCTTACGATCTTCTTTTAATTTTTCTTTTTCTTTTTGTCCTTCAACTTCAGTTCCTTTTAGTTGCATGTTGTAGTTAAACTCTAACTCCATTAATTGTTTTTTAATTTCAGCCTCTTGAACCAACCTTTGAGCATCTAGTTCAGCTTTTAAAGTTTCTAACTGCCCTTGCGCGTTAGATATAGCTGTTTGTTTTTGTATTTCCATTTGAGCCGCGGCTTGCTGTGTTTGTGTGTTGGCGTTAGCTTGAGCCTGTATGTTTTGTTGTTGTACCAGTTGGTCTCTTTGTTGTTTTTGTTTTCTACGTATTTTTAATAAAGAGTTAGCTAGTTTAACATTTTTTATATCTCTAATATCAATAGCGTCTTCAAGCTCTATACTTTGCTGTGCTAACGCTTGTTGTATATTGTTTTCTAACAACATTTTTTCTTCTTCATCTGGTGCTAGTTCTATAAATATACCAAAATCATACAAATGTAATTCTTTCATTTCATCTAATGTAGCTACATTGTGTACACCTATAGACTGTATAAAGGCGTCTGCTGTAGGAGAATATTCTAGTATATCAGATATTCTTAGTGATAAACACTCTGCTACTTCAGACGTTAAATACAAACCAGACTGTAAAATATGTCTTGTTGCTGTGTTTGAATTTGCTGCTGCTAATTTTTGTACACCTACTAAAGCGTTTTTATCTGGTGTAGCCGCATCTCTAGCTTCGTTTAATCCGGTTACATCTCTTATCATTTGTAAATAATAATTATACGTACCTATTAAACTTTGCATTTTAGCACCCCCGTTACTACTTTGTATTTCTTGAATAGGTACTTTACCTGGATTCATATCACCTTCACTTGTAAATGATCTACCAATAACAGAACCTGTTTGAAAAAACATGTTAAGCGCTTCTTGTGGATTATAGTTGGTACCATTACCTAAATCTATTTCAGCTAAACCGTCAGCGTCTAAGTAAACACCATCTGGCACCATCCTTGATAAAACTTGTTGTAGTTTTAAATGAGTTAACTGTATCATGTCAGCAAAGCCAGTTATTCTTCTAACTAAAGATTCAATTTTACCATTATACATTCTAGGTGCTACTATAGCGTAGTTCATTTTAACTTTAGTAAAATCACTTTTAGGACGCATCATGTTTTTAGCCATACCCCATTTAAGTAACTTTTTTGTACCTAAAACTAAAGCGCCTTCATACAGACACTCTATAGATCTTAGTAATTTAGCATAACCACCTTCTTTATTTTCTGGTGGATTAAATGAATCGTCTTTTGCTATAATTTTATCAGCACCACTACCAGTTTCTTTTACTTTATAAACTTCATTCATGTAGGTTTTATAGTTAAAGTATAAAACTTGTATTTTATTTTTATCTGAGTCTCTTCTTCGGTTGTTTCTATTTCTTGATACGCCTTGAGTTCTAGATATCTCGTCTAACTCTTCATTAGATAAATGTGGAAACTGTTTAGCTAACTCGTTTATAGGTATTTCTTTTACCTCACCTACATAATAAATATCATCAAAGTAAGGAGACTCTGTGTAAGAATAAACTAAATCAGCAGGATCAACGTAATCTATAGTAACACCTTCTGAGGTGTTGAAGTTTGT